GGGGTCTCTCATTGCAGCCGGTAGAGGTGCACAAGCTATGCGTCAAGCGTTTCTTAACGTACCCCAAGGACTTCAAATTGATGTCATGACGGAGTTAATGCAAAATCCTAAGTTGTTAGCGGAATTTATGAGAAAGCCTGCTTCACAAAGAGAAAGTCTTAGGATTCGAGAACGTTTGGCACAGACTTTATTTAACTTGGGTTTATCCCCTTCCAAAACATTACCGGCTCCAGTGTTTAGAGAGACGATGGAAGATGACGTTGAAAGATTATATCTGCCGGGGGAAGAGCCTAAACGAGATATCCCTGGGATAGACAGCCCATTAGTACAACTAGAAAGATCACCTGCCGCTACCACCGGCGGTGCAAGCGCCCCTGAACCGCGTCCATTTGTAGTCGCGCAACTGCCCGTGGCTCAACAGCCACCGGCACAAACGACCTCGGACAGTTCAGGGGTAGCTAGTTCCCCCGAAATGAGAGCAAGGTACAAAAGAGATTACCCTAATGACATAGTGTCTTCCCTTATTCCAGATGCGCCCGGTCAAGGCATAGAAAGCTTGCTAGGCTAATGGCAATCCCTCGCTTTAGTTTTGGTTCAGGCGCAAGTGGGTTATACAATCCTAACCAGATACTCGTGCCCACTACATTAACGTCAGCGGATAAGACTCAACTATTGGATTACGATAAAAAGATAGCTGATTATAAAGCTCAAGTTGACGCTTATAACAAGGCGGTTGAAGATCACAATAAAAGCGGTCAAGGGACTTTTAGTCAGAAAGAACCTACTGATCCGGGGATCACGCAAAAAGAAATCGATACCTTTGGCACCGAGTCCGCGGCCCGCGCACAACAGTTACAGACGGCACGGCAGAATGCTTTGAACATCATTCAGAACCCTGAAGGTTTTTCTAGTTACTACGGCATTGGTTCGCTTGGTTTCGAAGAAGGCGGTGAGGTACCGGTCAATTTTGTAGGCACCGGAGAATTTCCGGAAGCACTTAACAGAGCAATAGAACGACTTAATCGTCAAGCAGAATTAACACCGATTGAACAAAACTCAATATTAGGAACAGCAGCAAAAGGAATTAAAGCAGTACGAGACTTTGGTAATAAGGCAACAGTTCCAGATTTTATACCATTGGTGGGCGGTCAAGGAGTTGGTGATCTTTTTGTCGGTCAAGCGCCTGAAGAAATAGAAAATTTGTCATACGGTAACTATCCGTTTGATATGCCGTATCAAGGCACTGGTGGGTATTTACCTAGAGTTAAGCCAAATAGACAAACCAGTTTGGCGGATACTGTATTCTTAGGCGAAGGTTTATTTCCTGCTGGTTTAGCTGTAAAATCTGCGGTAAAAGGAGCGACACCAAAAGCAGCAGAAATGTTAGAAAGTGCAATGCGTAAAACAGGTGGCATTATGGATGTTGCCCCTAGTGGACCAAGAACTGTTACAAGAAATTCACCATCATTAGATACTCTTAAAGCCAAACCAGAAGCAATAGCTCCAGACGCTGATGTAGCTAGAACTAGAGAGTTAGTAGGCATTGACGATGCTGACCAAAATTCTATAGAAGCGTGGAAAAAACAAAGAAAAGATGAAATAGAAGCAGCAACTGGACGAAGAAAAATAGGACCTTCCCCAGAAGATAAACTAGCATTAGTTAAACAAGCTAGATTGTTAGACGAAGGTAAAATTTCTACTAATGATTTTAGAACTTTTGTTGATACAAACTTTCCTTATTACTTTCATGAAGCTGTGCCTGAAATTAAATCAATGAAAGAAAATGCGTTAGCTTTAGGAATTAAAGTCAACAAAAAAGGAATTTTAGGTTTAAATAGATTTTTACCAGAAGGAGCTGAAACACAGATTCGTTTTGATGTTAACGCATACGAAAATGCTAATGTGTATACATCAACAATTTATGAAGGTTTTGAAAAACAGGGTAAATTACATTCTTATGCTCAAACAGGAGCGTTGAAAGATGTAACTTTTCCTGTTGACGAAAAACTAGTAAAAGAGTCAAAAAAAATGGCTGGTATTGGTGTTGATACACCTAAAGATAAAAGTCCTGTTGTTAGAATGAAAGGATACTGGGTAGAACATTCTCCTGAAGAGTTAAGAGAAATTGCTATGGAAGCGTTAGAGCAAAACAAAAATCTACCACTAGCAGAACAAGAATGGGTACAAGTAGGTATTAATCCAGCTAAAGGAGCAAGCTGGGTAGCTTTAGAAAAAACAGCAGACGGTGTAACAACAATACCTATTACAGGTGCTTCTGAAGTCATACAAATAGGTAAGTTAGTTTTAGCTCGAAAGCCTAAGTTACAATCGTGGGATGATTACTACAAAACCGCTTCTTTCGAAGAAGGCGGCGCGGTAAGCGAGGGGATTGGTTCTCTTATGCAAGATAATCGATATCAGGAGGCAAAAGTTTTTGATCTAGATTATGCTGAGGATGCGGAGCGATATAACTCTAGAAAAGAATTAGAACAACTCAACCCTTCTTTTATGGTAGGACGTTATAATATACGTCCTAACATTTCGGGTTCGTACCAGAGTTCCTCTGTAGACATACCCGAAAATGTAGATGGTAAAAATGTATTTATAAACAAAAGATATAAGAGCGGTGGCGGTAATTTAGGTTTTAATGTAACTACGCCAAACCAACATAATTTTGGTGCCGGAGCCTCTGGCAATTATTTTACGGGAAGCACGGAGAACCCTGAAGAAATACAAGCGTTTGGTGCTCCCGCCAAAATAAATTACGGTGAAGGATTAACCCCGCAAAACTATTATGCGTATTACAACACCCCAGAAGGATTAAGTATTTCTGGTAATTATCAAGAAGAAAACCCTGAACAAGAACGGCAGTATCGAATAATGCTTTCTAAAGAAATTAAACTCAAAAACATACAAGATTTAACCAACCGCATCGCACGTTTGTTTACAGGAAGATAACCCCTAAAACGCCTGCTACAAAAATTAAGAGACCTACATAAAACGTAGGGTTTTTTTCCTCTTTGAAATCATCCGAATTTAAATTACGACCATAAACGTCTTTGGATGAACGGTTAAATTTTAAATTCCAATTGCTATTGTCTTTCATAACGTCTCCTTAAAGTAACCAATCACGGGCTTGTTCGCCCAAAACTTGACCAGCAATATCAATTTTGCTTTTGAGCGCAATTAATATCTTCTCGTCGATAGTGTTTGGTGACACCAAATCAATGTACGTCACCTTGTTTGTCTGACCAATACGATGCGCTCGATCCTCGGACTGTAACCGGATCTCCAAATCATAGCTGTTGCTGTAATAGATAACCGTGTTAGCCGCCGTCAAAGTAATACCGTAGCCTCCAGTTCGAGGCTGACCCACAAAGAAACGTAACGGGTTCTCAGAGTCTTGAAACTCTTCGACAATGGTCTGACGTTCGTCCTGCGGCGTTTCGCCGTAGTAGCAAGCCACTGATTCTTCACCATATTTTTCGGCTAACGTATCACGGATCTTTTTTATGTCATGAGTATACGAAGCCCAGATAATGACTTTGCCTTGCGTCTCATCCAAAATAGTTAACAACTCGTCCATACGGTTGTTGGCCAGACTCTGGATCTCGCCCTCATCGGGTTGTAAAAAGCCACAGCATATCTGTTGAAGACGCATGATCTGTGTCAGCACACTAGCGGTTGTAGCTAACTCCCCATCTTCTAGTTTAGCCAAGGCTAACTTCTTCATCTGCTTGTACAACCGAGCTTGCTCCGCGGACAACGGCACATCGCGTCGGATATACAGTTTGTCGGGCAAGTCTAAACAGTCCTCTTTAAGTATACGATTGCTAAACTTATCAAGCTTGCCGTTAAGCTCGTCTAGCTTACGGTACCCCACGATCTGGTTAAAACTACGATGACCCATAGCACGTTGTTGTACGTTAGCGTAACGGCCTTGAAAAGCGTAGTAGCTGTTAAATCCCAAGCACTTAGGGTTCAAGAACTCGCACTGACTGAATAAATCCATAGGACTTTTGGTAACGGGAGATCCTGTTAGTATTCGTCTGTACTTGCTAAAGTCTTGTAACTTAATAATATTTTTTGTTCTGGCCGCTTTTCGATTCTTGATCGTAGTGCTTTCATCAACAATCACCATGTTGTCAGGGTTTTTTCTCAAAAAAACTTTAGAGATCTTAACACCCTTGCTTGTACTAAAGGCTTCCACATTCATCACAAATATTTTCATGCCTTCAAACGGGTCTAGCACAAAAGGCTCTAACTCGTCATGAAACTTCTGTGTAATATTAGGTTGCCAACGAACAATGTTTCGAGGTATTCTTTCAGGCAGATGCACGGGGATTTCTTTTCGGACCCAATTATCAAAGACACCTTTAGGTGCGATAACTAATACTGCGTTGAGTTTTTTTTCTTCGTATAATATAGCCATCGTATCGATAGCCACTTTGGTCTTTCCGGTACCCATCTCCATAAACAAAGCATAGTGCTTCGCGTCCCACGAATCACGGATCACGTCTTGTTGGTGATCAAACGGTTTAGTTTCAAATTCGTAGTTCTTCATTTTTTTCCTTTTGGCTATTGACATGTGTACGATATAGTATAATATACGTCTTTGTCAAGGCCCGATATGGTCTTTAACAACGAAAGGAGAAACGATGGACTTGACTAAATTAATGGAAGAGGACCTCAGCCCAAGCAATAACGGGCTAGACAACCTCAACCAAGGTGGTTTGGAATCTGTATCAAAGGTAGCGAGAAACATTCGTGACAAAGAAGAATTGATTTCTGAGCTTGAAGAAAAGTTATCCGCAGAAAAGAAAGCTTTGCTTAAACTAACCGATGAGGATTTACCGGGGATGTTTATTGAGCTTGGACTCAACAAACTGGAGTTAGATGATGGGTCAACTGTTGAAGTCAAACAGACCTATGGCGCTTCTATAAAAGTTGATAATCGTCCGGCTGCTTATGACTGGCTTCGAGAGCATGACTACGATGACATTATTAAGAACACAGTAGCTTGTAATTTCGGTCGTGGTGAAGATGAAGTAGCTAAACAATTTGCAGAGTTTGCTTCGACACAAGGTTTTGATGCTCAGACAAAAACAGAGGTACATCCACAAACGCTTCGAGCTTTTGTCAAAGAACGTGTTGAAGCAGGCGAGGAGTTTCCGATGGAGTTGTTTGGTGCTTGGGTAGGACAACGTGCAACTATTAAACGCAAAAAGGGGAATAACTAATGGCAACAAAGAATGAAGTAGCAAAGAAGAAAGAACAAGGAATTACTATTTTTGATCCCTCAATCTTTGAGGAGGATGCCGGTAAGGGTTTGGAAAATGTGGGTCAGGAAGATCTGGCTCTGCCTTTTGTCAAGGTCTTGTCGGGTAACGATCCCGTGCTTGATGAGAACGAAGATGCTCGTAAAGGTGACATTTACAACACCGTGACGGGTAAAGTGTACAAAGGGAAAACCGGTATTCGAGTGGTCCCATGCGCCTATCAACGTCGTTTTATACAGTGGACTCCTCGTGGTTCAGGCAGTGGCGCACCTAGTGCGATTTACACACCACAGGAACAACGTCCTAAGACCGAACGGTCTGCTGACGATAACAAAGACTATGTGGTCGGCGGCAACGGTGAGTACATCGAAGAGACACACCAACACTTTGTGTTGATCTTGAATGAGGACGGAAGTATCGAAACGGCTTTGATTGCAATGAAGTCTACTCAATTGAAGAAGTCCAGAAAGTGGAATTCAATTATGGCGAGTCGAGTCATGCAAGGCCAGAACGGGACCTTTACCCCGCCACGATATAGCCACATTTACCACTTGAAGACTATTCAAGAAGAAAACTCCAAGGGATCTTGGCACGGTTGGGAGATGTCTTTGGAGTCTCCGATTGAAGATGCGGCACTCTACGGTCAAGCGAAGAAGTTTTCACAAGACATCATGCAAGGTGACGTAGTTGTTAAACACGACAATGGAGAAGGTGAAACTAACGGCGATTCAATACCGTTCTAATCATCTGGGGCGGGGCAACCCGCCCTCCAATCGTGGGAGATTGTATGTCAGTAGAAAAGTTTGCCGCTATATTTGAGGGGCTGAAATCCGCTCATGGCTATTTCCAAATAGAAAAACAAAAAGCTAATGGTAAGCAGTCCGGTCGGGCCGGAGTAATACATAAAGAACCAACCGTAGATTTATTTAAAGAACACCTTGCGGGTAAGGGTAGGGGTCTGGGTATAATACCTATAAATGAAAATGATTCCTGCAAATGGGGTTGCATTGATGTCGATCAGTACCCGCTTGATCACGAGGCGCTTATTAAGAAAATACGCAATCTCAAACTTCCTTTGGTCATCTGCCGATCAAAGTCGGGAGGCGCGCATTTATTTTTATTTAGTAATGAATGGGTATCAGCTAAAGACATGCAGAAAGCCCTCAAAAATATGTCTGCGGGTTTGGGCTACGGTGAGAGCGAGATTTTTCCCAAACAAATCAAATTACATTTAGATCGTGGGGACGTTGGTAACTTTTTAAATTTACCTTATTACAATAGCGAAGAAGGTCTACGCTACGCTTTTCTGGATGATGCTACCTCAGCTACTCTTGATCAATTCATAGAGCTATACGAGAAGTATGTAAAGACCCCAGAAGAAATACAGAATTTACAGGTACCCGAAGCCAAAGAAACAAACCTCTTGGCCGACGGACCACCGTGCTTACAGATACTTAGCCGTCAAAAAATATCGGAGGGCGGTAGGAATAACGGATTGTTTAACATGGGAGTTTACTTACGTAAGGCTCACCCAGATAGTTGGGAGAGCGAGATATTAAAGTACAATCAAGAATACTTTCAGCCGTCGCTTCCTTTGGCGGAAGTCAACATTGTAGCGAAACAACTGTTAAGAAAAGACTATGCATATAAATGTGGTGATGCTCCTATTAACGCTCATTGCAATAAAGATTTGTGCCGGACACGGAAGTTTGGAGTCGGCGCGGCAGTGGCGGGAGCCACCATCGCCAACTTACGAAAGTACAATTCCACGCCACCAATATGGTTTATGGATGTCAACGGAGAACCGTTAGAGCTAGACACTGACGGATTGATGAGCCAAGCTTCTTTTCAAAAGGCTTGCCTTGAGCAACTTAACTTTATGCCCCGTTCGATGAAGCGTCAGAACTGGGAAGGTCGTGTCAGTGGTTTGCTATCCGAGATGAAAGAAAACGACGGAGCAATCATTGAGGTCTCACAAGACGTTACATCCTCTGGTCAATTCTACGATTACCTTGAAGAGTTTTGCACAAACATGCAACAGGCTCAGGACAAAGAAGAGATACTATTACGTCGCCCTTGGTCTGATGAAGAAACTTCTTCTACGTTTTTTAGATTGAAAGACTTTGAAGACTTCTTAAAGAAAAACAAATTCTTTGAGTTCAGACGAAACAAGATAGGTAAATACTTACGGGATATTCAAGGAGAAAACACCGTTATGAAAATTAAAGGTAGAGCTGTTCGGGTTTGGAAAATACCTAGTTTTGACAACGCCGATGTAGAGATAAACATCCCATCATTCAGACAAAAGGAGTCTCCATTTTGAGCGATTTAGATTATGACAAAAGAGCCAAAGACATGTATCAAATGCACGTTAATGAGTATCGAACTCTGACTGCAATTGGTAAACGATATGGCCTAACTAAAGAGCGCGTTCGACAGATCGTGAACAAATACAAAGAAGGATTGGTGGATGTACAGGATATTCGGACCTCCGGGAACAGGGAAGACAACTAAGCTACTCAACATGGTGGACAAAGCCCTTGAGGACGGAATCCATCCGAATGAGATTGCTTTCCTAGCCTTTACTAGAAAGGCCGCAAACGAAGCGAAGGAACGTGCCTCGGTTAGATTTAATTTAGATCCTAAAACGGATCTGACTTATTTTAGAACCCTGCACAGTCTTGCTTTGGCTCAGACCTCAATTAAGTTTGAGAATATTATGAGTGAACAACACTATAAAGAATTGAGCAATTCGATTGGGATCGTGCTTAACGGCACACGGCCCACGGATCTATACGATGATCTACCTACCGCATCGAGTAAAAAAGATCCGATCCTTGGCCTCATTAATCTAGCTCGATTGAAAAAGGTTTCCCTGCGAGAGGAATACAACAAAAGTTCTGTCGATATTCCTTGGAACACCGTTGATTACGTTAATCGTGCTTTTTCTGATTACAAAAGAAATATGGGCTTGTACGATTTTACCGATATGCTTGAGATGTTTATTGCGGAAAGCGATAAATGTTGCCCTAAGTTTAAGCTTACTTTTTTAGATGAAGCTCAAGACTTATCTGCTTTGCAATGGGACATAGCTCGCATCCTAGATAAAAACTCAGAGCGTATGTACTGCGCGGGGGATGATGATCAGGCTATTTACAGATGGGCCGGAGCGGACGTAAATCAATTTATTATGCTTGAAGGTGGATCAGAAACATTAGAACAATCGTATCGAATCCCAAGTTCTGTTCACGTCGTAGCAGAAAACGTGGCGAAAAGAATTCACCGCAGATTTCCGAAAACTTATCTACCTAGACAAGAAAGCGGAGCGGTAGAACGAATAAACACCATTGATGCTTTGGACCTATCCAAAGGCAATTGGTTAATATTAGCGCAAGCGGGATACCATCTCCAAGCAGTAGCTTCTGATTTAAAATCAAATGGTTACCTGTTTAATTACAAAGGGCATCGCTCAATTGGCGAAAAATTATCCGAAGCTGTAAACGGTTGGGAAAGTCTTCGCAAGGGCAAAGAAGTGTCTGGAGCGGTTGCTCGAAAGATTTACAATTATATGGCCGCCGGTAAACGTATCCAACGCGGGTTTAAAAAACTACCCGCATTAGAGGACGAAGAGTTTATTACTCTGCAAGGCTTAATAAACAATCACGGTCTATTAGCTACTAAAGATATGATCTGGTCAGAGGCAATGGATAAAATACCTGAGACCGAACGAGCATACATCACGGCGTTGTTAAGACGGGGCGAGAAGTTTAATGCCACGCCTCGGATAACAGCGTCCACGATCCACGGATCAAAAGGTGGAGAAGCGGATAACGTTGTACTGCTCACGGACCTGAGTCCTGCCGCAGAAAGCGAGATGCATATTAATCCTGACGATATGCACCGTGTTTTTTATGTCGGGGTAACGAGGGCTAGACAAAATCTATACATTGTTGACCCCGAAGATATCGGAAGGAGTTACCACTTATGAACTGTTGGCACTGTAACCATGAATTAATCTGGGGTGGGGACCATGATATAGATGAAGAAGATGATACTTTTTCAATAGAAACAAATTTAAGCTGCCCCGAATGTGGCACTTTT